ATAGAAGATTGTTATAGAGAAATTATATACATTTGCTATAACAAGACAATGATGAGCTATTATGAAACAAAACTACAATTTACAGAAAACGTTTTAGAAAATGATAAATTCTTAAATGATAATGTACTTGGCAAATATTATAAAACAAAAATACAGAAATACATAGATGACGCAAAAAATAAAAACAAATGAAGAAAAAGAAGCAGATAGAATGGAGATGCAGCTTCTTGAACAAGAAGCAAATGTAGATATATCAGAAGTAATTAAATATCCTCCAGTAGCACTTAGTTGTGGAACTTATACAGATATAGATGTTGAAGGTAAAGAAATAGAATATCCAATACCAATTGGCACAGATGGTAACTTTAGTTTTGTACAAGCATTTCCAAAAGTTGGTAAATCATTTTTCATAAGTTTACTTGTATCAGCATATCAAAGTGGAGGTAACAAATATACTGGTAATATAAAAGGGCATAGGAGAGGTAGAAAGATAATACATTTTGATACAGAGCAAGGTAAGTTTCATTGCCAGAAAGTCTTTAGGAGACCAGTTATTATGAATGAAATGCAATCTGATGAAAACTACCATACTTACGCATTAAGAGCAATGACACCAAATGAAAGAGTAAATTTTATTGAGTTCATATTATTTGATAAATTTAATGATGATAAAATAGGTTTAGTTATTATTGATGGTGTTGCAGATTTGTTAAATGATGTAAATTCAATGTCAGAAACAAACTTTGTTGTGCAAAAGATTATGACTTGGACTGCAAAGAAAGAATGCCATATATTAACTATTATACATCAAAACTTTGGTAGTGATAAACCAACTGGAAATTTAGGTAGTGCTTTAGAGAAGAAGGCAGAGACACAAATTAAGTTAGAAAAAAACGAAATTAATAAAGGCTGGATATCTGTTGAATGTAAAAGAAGTAGAAATAGAAGTTTTGAACCATTTAGCTTTATGGTAAACAATAATATACTTCCAGAATTTGTTAAAGATGATTATGAATTTTTAGAATAAAAAACACTATATTGCATCTATGAAAAATTGGAAAGAAAAAGACTTATTTGAATGGCTATCAACTAACCATTACAAAACATTAGTAAATAGTAAAAATCCAATATCAAGATGGGATTGCTACGACATTGAAACGCAAAGCAGAATAGAACTGAAATGCAGAAAAAAGCATTACGATACTTTACTTCTGGAAAAGCCTAAATACGATGCTTTAATAAAAGAATCAAATAAACATTTTGACGTACCAATATACATTAATAGTACACCAGAGGGTATCTATCTATTTAACTTAAACAAAATAGATTTAAAATGGTTTGATAAATCACTGCCAGCAACATCAGAGTTTAAGAATAGACAATGGATTAAAAAAGAAGTAACAGAAATAAATATAAAACAAGCAATAAAATTAAAATAAATGGAAACAATCAAACTATTAAACAATGAAGTATTTGACAAGCAAGACATTCTAAGCAAAATGATGGATGATGAGTTTTACTATGGTTACTTAGGTGTAAATGCATTATCAAGTTCAGCATCAAAGAAACTTTTAGATTCTCCTTATGCTTATTATCGTTCACTAACAGAAAAGCAAACAAATATACAAGCATTAAGAGATGGTCAATTAATACATCTTATGGTACTTGAACCAAAGAAAGTAGATTACTTAACTTTTACAGAAGGTACAAAAGCATCAAAGCAATATAAACTAGCAGTACAAGAAGTTGGCTCACACAACGTATTTACTAACTCAGAATATCATAAAGCAAAAAAGATATCAGAAAGGGTAAGAAGTGTAACTGATGTAAAGAATATGTTAGATGGTGCAAGATTTGAAATACCAGCAATTGATACCTATAATGATTTAGCATTTAGAGGTAAAGCAGATATACTTAAAGATGGTGTTGTAATAGACTTAAAAACAACTGCTGATATAAAAGGCTTTGAAAGGTCTGCTAATTACTTTTCTTATGACTTACAAGCTGCATTGTATTTAGAATTGTTTGGAGCATTTGACTTTGAATTTATTGTAGTTGATAAAAATACACTTGATGTTGGAATCTTTAAATGTTCACAAGGCTTTATTGATAGTGGTAAAAGAAAATTAGACATTGCCACAGAAAGATATTATGACTACCTACAAACAGAAAACATAGAAGATTATGTTACCAGAGGAACTTTGTAAGAATAAAGAGATTGTAGCTTACAGAAGTTGTGTTGATAGCTACTTTAGTAATGGAGATAGAAAAGACATTATGGAATATTGGCTACAACTATTTGAACAGAAAAGATTTTGTGAAGCAAAAGGTGTAGAGAAAGCACTTGAATTAATTGATATATACGAGGACTTAAATGCCAAAGATTAAAAAGAAGATTGTTTTAAAAAATTGTAATTATGAGCATCAGCAGTATTGTTTTAAAAAAGGGTTTATTATTTATCCAGTTGTATCTGGTAATATGTTTAAAGTTTACTGTAATAGAATAAAAGGTAATTACTATATGAAAGGAAAAGAATTTAATAAACAAGAATCATTCCAAGCTATTTGGGATTTATACACTAAAATATACAACTATGAATTTAATAAGATACGAGATTAAAGCTGGATTTTTCAAAGGCTTTCTGTTTGGGGTTAGACATTACCCTTTTGATGATGAAGAAATATATGAAGAAGATATTGTGATATACATTGGTATCTTTCAAATAATAATAACTTTAATATACGAAAAATGAGAAGCACACAAGTACACTATGACAACGGAAAAGATTACGATGTAATAGACGTTATAAACGATTTTAACCTTAATTTTAGCAGAGGTAACATACTAAAGTATATTTGCAGAGCTGGAAAGAAAAAGGATGAGTTACAAGACTTATTAAAGGCAAAAGACTATTTAGAGAGAGAAATAGAAAGAATAAGGGAAGCAACATAGCTTCTCTTTTTTTATTTAAAATGTTAAAGAAATGTTAAAATCTGTTAACATAGTTGTTTATAAAGTTTATTATTTGTAGATTTGATTATTATTAATTAAAACAAAACAAGATGAAAAAATTACAAACATTAGTATTGATTTTAGCACCAAGCTATTTTGTAGCAAGAATGTTATTAGGTTTAATCTTTAACGTATAATTATGAAGAAGATACTTACAAGATTCGGGGAGTTCTTATTTGGACTTGCAATGATTATGGTAGTCGCTTATATGACATTATGGTTTATATCAATGGTATTAATATTATTTAACAGTTAAAACAAAAACAAATGGAAGAAACATTAGAAATGATTAGAGCTTATGCTAAAGGTAAAGATGATTGGTGGATTGTAAGACAATTAGAGATACTGGAAGTGCAAATAAAGATAGAGGTAAACAATGCAGAAATAAGAACTTTAAAAGGAATAAGAGATGAATTTAATTAAGGTTATAAAAACAATAGAACCAGAGTACAAGAATACAAACCAATTTATTAATCCTTTACCAAATGAAGTAGAACTGCAATTAGATAATGAAGATTATTTAATAGAAGTAAGTTTAAAAGAAGGTGTATTAGAAACTAACTTTTGGCAAGGAGAAGAAGAATATAATGCATCAGATGATGAGATAAACTTTATTTACAATTATCTTGAACAATTACTTTTAAATAAGATAGAAGAAACAAAAGAATACTATAATCAAAATAGTTACAATTATCAAATATTTAACAATTAAAACAAAAACAAATGAACACACAAGAAATTAAAAGAGGAGAGTACAATGCTTATTATCCAATAAGTCAATTAAAAATGGCATCAGTAAATAGAGATACTGTTATTAAACACGCAGAAAACTTTAAATCAAAACTAAACGAATATGGTTGGATGATGCCAATTGTTGTATCTTCAAAAGGAGATGTTATAGAAGGACATCACAGAATTGAATCAGCTAAACTTTTAAAGCAAAAAACAATACCAGCTTATATTGTTGAGTGGGTAGATACTCAAAATAAATCAAAACATTTAAACTCAATAATTAGTTTAAATAATGGTAATAAGGCTTGGAATACTTTAGATTATTTAAAAGCATATTCAACAGATTCAAAAGATTATAATATAGTTTATGATGTTTATTTAAAAAATTCTAACAATATATCAGTTGGTAATGTTGTTAATTTGTTTTTTTGGAATACAAGAAAGTCTTTTAAAAAAGGTTCTTCTGTTATAAAAGATTATAAATTTTCTTCATATTTAATAGGGCAAATATCAAAACTTGTTAGTAAATATGACAAAAAAAATATACAAGCATATTGTGTAAGGGAGATGATTGATATTGCATTTACTAAAGCATACAAAGACTATAAGGCTCTTAATTTTTTATTTAAGGAATATGCAAAATTGGCAAAAGTAAATTCTCCAGCAGCTACATCAATATCAAGATTCAGACCATTAATGGAATCATTATTAACAGAATTTAACTTAACAAGAAAATGCTAATAACAAACGAAGATAATATGGAACTAATGGCAAGGTATGA